TCGCTAACTGCCGGGTTCGCTACGGCCTGCGTGAATGCAGCCTTGGGTGTGCAGCGGTAATCATCAGGGCACTCGAAGTCACCGCCCGCCAGCGTCAAGGCGGCGAGTGTTGCACCAGCAAGCACACCGACTGCGCCGCTTGTCGTCGTTGGCGCGGGCATTAGGGGAGCCTCGAAATCTCAACGTAGAACTTGCCCTCGCCTTGCGTCGCGTCGCCGGTCGCGGAGAGCGCGTCAACAGTGTCTGCCCCGGTGTAACCATACGACTGCGCGCCGCCAGAACCGGCCGCATAAAGATATGCTCCCTTGTCGTTCGCAGAGGTCCACATCCAACCCAGATTCCCCAGATCCCTAGTCCCGCTGAGAGTTTTCATGCCCATCTCGCCAAACCCGTCATCGTTGTTCCCGTCTCCGAGCTTCAGCGAACCCGAACTGCCGTCCCATACCTCGGTGACCCTGAACAGGATGTTTGTCACCACATCGCCATCGGCCACGGTGAAACATTGGTTAGTGCCGCCGTCGTGGCTCACTGTGCAAGGCCCCAGCCAGCGGCGCATCTGCCGCACGTAGCCCGAGGCGGGTTCGATGGCAAGATCGCCCGCGCCTGTAGCAATCTCTCCATATTGCTCGCCCAGGTCATCCTCATATGTGAGGCTCAAGTGTCGGGTCCCGGCAGGGATCACGCTGTCCGGGTCTGTCTGTCCCCAGATATAAAAGACGGGATCGTTCTGCTGTACCAGATCATGGTCCTTGTTGCGGTTGGCAGCCAAGGTGAGAACCATCGCATTGCCAGAACTTGCACCCACAACCATGCGGGTTTCGTCGTCAGCCCAGTCGCCGTGTATCTGGAACTGTGCGGTGCTGTCCGTCGTACCGCTCCGCAGCGAGACAACGGAGTTGCTAGTGCTTGCGATATTCCAATGGTGCGCCTGGAATACATCCCCTTGACCGAAGTGACCCTGACCTCCTGCAACGAAAAAGCGCATGTCGCCGTCTGGAATGTTGATCCACCCGTCAGCCTCGTCGTGATATAGGCAGACTGCCTCATCTACGTTTGTAGAGTCGTCTGAAGCCACGCACAGGCGGGTATCAGTGCAGGTCAGACCCGTGCGATTCACGTCGGCATCCGAAGACACAACAACGCAGGTATCCGCAGTCGTCACCAACGAGAGGTGATCCGTACCCGTCGTCTCCCACCCGATCTTGGTGTCAGGACTGCCCGACGTATTGCCAAACCCCAGCGTTGCGTCATCTGCAAAGAAAGTTGAGCCGCCGTCCTTCGGTGGTGTCACGAGAGCGGCGATAGCCGGGACAGAGGCCCAGAGCACAACGCCCAGGACAACCCCGACCAGCACACCGATGATGAGTCGAGAACCGCCCATTAGATAGCCTCCTCGACACACTGGACGTCAGCGTTGCCCGCCCCGGTGATGTCGTAGATGTAGACGGCGCCGACATCGCTGGTGCTAAAACTGCCGCCCGTGCCGTCGTTCGCAGCTGTCCCACCGGCAACGATGAGCCCAACCGTCCCGCCAGTCGCCGCACCTACTCGAAAGCGAGCCGTGGTTGTGCCCACCGATTGGCAGGTCACGCTCAAACGATTGGCGTTCAGAGCGATATCCGCCGCTGCTTCGTTCTGGTCTGGATCGATGGCCGAATAAGTGCGAGTTGTCGGCCTCGTCTCCGTCACCGACACGATGCCCGTTGCCGTTGCGCCACCCGCACCCGGCGTTACGATGACGACGCCTTGCCAGTGCTGGGTGCCGCCGCCAGTGTCGCCGTCGAGGGTCCGCAGAGAGCGTAGATTGGTCCCGTCCGATCCGCCCACCTCAAGAGCAGCTGCAGGTGCAGCCGACCCGATCGCACCCGCCGATCTGTAGAGCGCGTGCGGCCCGATGGCCCACGCGTTCCGAATCAAGTCTTGCCCAACGACCGCAGCAAGCACCAAGCTCGCACCCACGGCCATCGCCAACGTCCAGCCAATTCGCTTTCTCATGTCTCCTCCGCTTCAGCCACCTAAGGCAGATCGCCCACGGCTAAGGTGTCGTCTCGAATCATCAATCGCCGCAACTCGATCCACACCGCCGATGTCTTCCGTACCTCGACGGTGATGATCTGCGTTGTCGGCGGTGCGGTGTTCGTCACCGCGATCACCGCTGTTTGCTCTGTCGTCGGACCGAATGCGCCCGTGAAGGTGAACGTAGCATTCGCCGCAGGCGAAGACACCCGGATCTCGCCAGCGACTCCGCCAGCGTTGCAGCCCGCGTTGATCCTGATCAGCACCCTCGGCATGTGCCGCCGAGGCGTGATCCGGTACTCGAGCCGAGTCTGGAAGGCGCCGTTCGTCTCACGAAGCGTGCGCTCACCAGCGACGGCGGCGGTCGTCACCCACGACATAGAGACGTGAGACTTCGACCGATTCGCCATCAACCAGTTGTGATTCCGGTTGATCGTCTGGAACCCGCCATCACCATCGAACTGCACCGGATCGCCAACGATGATCAGATCGCCCGGATCTTGCTCGGTAAAGGTGCCTGGTAACGTCTTCGCCATTGCTTACCTCTGCGGGACCATCTCGTATATCTGGACGCCCCATAGCGCCACCCGTTCCACGATCGGGCTATCATTCCGAATTTGCACCTGGATCCTCTGCTCGTGCGATGTCGTCAGGGTCGGTGACCACGTGAGCCATTGCGTGGCGCCCTCCGGCCCGAGCACATCGGCCACGTAGGGGAAGTCAGTGACGCCTTGATCCCGGATCTGCACCATCAGGAAGTCCTGCGGAGACATGCGGAATCGAGACCGATGCACAACGGCCATGCTGTCGGTGTACGCGCCGGAGGTTACCCCGTCCAGCCCAGCCGCCACGCCCGCCCCGCCCCGCTCCGAGTAGAACCGCACCTCGACTCGATGCGCCAGTTCTAGGTTGACGCCGTTGTCCAACACGTTCTCTGCCGCCGTGGTCGCCAACCAGACAATAGTGCCCCACAACTGCGTCGCACCCTGGCTCACCGTCACGAGATACTCCACCTCGTTCGTGGAGAAGACCGCGCCAGGGATGTGCCAGATGTCCTGATCCGCCACGAGTTGCCTGATCTTGACACCGTGGAAGTGCTCCGCGTTCAGTTGCAGCCCACGGGACAGGGAGGCTCGCAACGGTGCGCGTGTATAGTAGGACTCATCCGGGAGCGGGAGGTAGTCTATGCCGTAGCTCTCGGCCATCAGAGCCCCAGATTGCCCGTCAGCTCGTCCTCATCAATCGAGAGGGATCGGAGTTGCATCTGTGCCACCGGACGAGCCCGCCACACGGTCGCGGCAGATCCGACCTCCTCCAACCCCTGATCGTGCTCACCGAAGGCGGGATAGACCGTGCGCTTGTCGTTCGCGTTGACGCGTACGATCTGCCGCCAGTCGGTCAGCGGCTCGTTGCTCGCAGGCTCCTCGATCCGCAATGCAAACCCCGTCGTGACACCAGCAAAGCCGCCCGCGTCCACAACGATCGCGTTGTTCTCTATCGTCTCCACCGTGCCCGTCACGTCGGCGCTCACGCTGCCCTGGAGTCCGCTAGCCGTGAGCACCTCGATCGTCTCCCATGTGCCAGGGAGCACCTCGATGCCCGCGAACTCGACGTTCTGGACGGCGCCATTGCCCACCCAAACGCCCCAGTTGGCGAGGTTCTCGTGCTGCTCCTGCCGACGCCTTGCACGAGTGTTGATCGCAACCGCCATGATTCGGCCATTCGTCACGATGCCTCGCATGCTGACCGTCACCGTGTCCTGGTCTGGACTCGTGCGACCCTCCCAATACGCAACCCGCACCCAGTAGAGAGCGGTCTGGGTGAATGGGCTTGTCAGATCCCACGCGTGCGCCGTCAAGCACCTCCGATGGTACGCATGGATCGCCCTGTCGTTGTGGACGACCTCCCGCAATGCCCACGACGAGACAGGATGCCCGTCGTCGAACGGCAGATCGTCCAAGGTGTTGACCGCTGCCGGGATCGGATAACTGAATACAGGCACGCCGGATCAGTCTCCCCAATGATTGACACGGGCTGTCGTGCCGATGGTTGTATTCGTCGCATCGGCGTATGCCCCGTGTTCCTGCATGTGACTCGTCCATGCCGAGGCCGGATACGATGGCGCCCCAGTGTCGCCACAGTAAATGAGGATATCTCCCGCAACAGGTGCCGTAGCAGGAGCGGCGTGCAGCGTGACCTTTGTCGCCGTCTTCGCCGTGACCCGAACGACGTTCGCAGACCTCAACGCCCCGTCCTGGTCGATGTGGCAGCAAAGATCGCCAACGCCAACGCCGCCCACAGTAAAGCCGTCTGTGTCGTCGGCCACGACTGAACCCCACGCCGTGCCGTCCGTGAATGCGTTTCTCGTAACTGATGCCTGGAGCGTCACAGCATCCCATCCCGTCACGACCGCGGACGGACCGATATGCACCAGCGTCGGTGAGTCGAGACCCACCCAGAACAACTCCACCTCGACACCTCCGCCGCCGCCTCGGCCCGAGAGCAGATCCGCCAGCGCTAGCCGACGACGCACCACGACGAACGGTGCCGCCGTCAAGCCCCGAGTCCCCGTCGCTGGATTCGGGAGCGGGGCATACGTCACGAGCACAGGCTCTCCGAGCGGCAGGAATAACCGATTCCAGTTGAGTTTGAGCGTCACTGTCGGAGGCGGTTCGAGGAAGTGCCGAAAGAGGAACGCCGCCCGCTCGTGGATGATCGCCTCGCCGCCGCTCCGTCGTGTCAATCCTCGGGCCTCGAATACCGCCGTCCGGTTCTGCACTCCGGGATAGCGAACCCGAGCCTCGGGCGATAACACCCGGATCTCGTAGGGATCACCGTCTGGGCCTTCGTGATCGATCTTCCAGACTTGGCCGAGGATCTGACCGTCTAGCCCCCAGTCATAGGATTCCGTTGCTGCGATGATGTCATCATCGTCGAGCGTCGTGGATGTATCCGCCGGGAATATCTCGGAGATCCGTACAGGTGCGATCAGTCCAACCTCGTCCTGTACCGCTGCGATCCCTAGAGGGCCGAGCAGCTGCTCCTCGGCTAGTCGTTGCAGGGAATCCGGCCCGTCCCATCCGATGATCAGGTTCGGCATTCGGGCGCCGAGCGTGCGCCATTTCATCGCCTCCCATTCACCGATATCAAACAGCGTGTGCGGGATGCCCGCCCCGATCCCACGAGGGAGCACGTCATAGTTGACATCGGTTGCGCCAACGTTCGTCCCTGCGCCCGTCGACAACGCCAGGCACAGGAAGATGTCGATCGGATGATCACTCGCCTCTGCGGATCCGCCGTGCGGCGTTGGCTTGAACCGCATATGCGGCAACCGAGGATCCGTCGGCCAAACCTCGCGGACCCGAATGATCGGCTCGTCCGAGCTTGGCAGCCCCGTCCGGGCAACCTCCCAACCCGTGACCGTGACACGCAAAGCACCGACGTTGCGAGCCTCGCCTGCGGCTAGATCGTACTCAATGCAGGCGTCTCCATACCGGAGATGACCGCCGTTAGCCGAGTCAGGCTGCGGAGCGAATGGATCATCGCTGTCAGGGAGGCCCGCCGACGCATCGCCGGAGGCAAACAACGCCAGCGGGATCGGTTGCCCGCCGAAGTCGTCTCGATCGAGTTGGAACCTGTCCCGGCGTGCAAACCAGTTCGAGGCGTGACCGCTGAAGGCGTGCATCGCGATATCCGCCGAGAGGCGCCGCTCGATCCCCGTGGTATGGATTCGCCAACGACTCCCGCCCACGAATTCCAGACGGTTGATCAGGAACCGACCGAGGAGGATCTGATCACCCTCGACGTTGCCCTGAAAGTTGAGATAGAGATCGACTTGTCTTCCTCGCAGGAAGTGCGCTCGATATCTCACCTCACCGTCGCCTCGTTCTGCGTCCGTGCTATGCGCGATCGCCGTCGTGCCGTACCGGGCGCGGGTTACGTTCAGCCGGTGTCCACCTACGATGACGGCGACACCAGTCACCCTCAACCGCTCCGTCCCGATGCTGAGCACGTCGTTCGTTGCTGGGATTGCACCCGCCACCGTTGCGACATCCACAGTCGCCGATCCAGCCGTAGCGTTAGCAAGGAGACGCCCTACCCTTGACCTTTCCCGTGTCGCTAATAATTCAGACAAAAATAATGTCGGGTGCGCTCCCTCGACTAGATCAACGGTTAGACTGCCAACGCCCACCTCGCCCGTCACAACGTCCAGCGTCGTCTCCAGATGATCCGGCAGAGATGCGAGGTACGGACGCCACGATCCCGCAATCGCACCAGCGAAACCAGGATCGACGTTGCTGAACCGATACGCCACCGCCGTACCTGCGGCATCCGTGTCCGGGCCGAGCCCTTCGATCACGCAATGGACGATCGGCCGCGACGACTTATCAGCGACGGTGACAGCCATTAGTCGGATCCCTCCGTCGGGCTCATCCTCGCCCGAACGATCAGCGATTCATCCATCACCAACAGACTCCCGATCGGCACCTCAAGGACACTCGCGACGACACCGAGATCCTGGAGACGGACCACCTCGGGAGGATCGGCTGCCATCAGAGCGTCGATCGTGGACATCGGAAGGCCGCAGCACTCACGAAGCAGGTCACGCCCGATACCCTGGCGCTCAGCCTCGCCACGGACTCGCAGATAGACACGAGGCGGCACAGCATCACGTCGTGTATGGGCGCATAGGCACAACCACGCGGTAGCGCTCACCACGGTCCATGAGCAACGTCGCGGCCTCCTCTATGTCCTCCATCCAAGGCGTGCCGGGATCGATCACCGCCGTGGCGGACGCGATCACGCTGGTATCTGGGTGAAACTCAAACCGAATGCCGAGCCGGGCTGCGTCGTAGAAGCCCCGCCACGTCGTCGCCTGATTACTCGTCAACGTCTCGTGCAGCGTGCCCACAACCGTCCCGTCGACGTTGCCGTAGCGGATCTTGGCAACTCGCACCCAATCGATCCGGGCGAGAGCGTGATAATCAGTCTGCCATTGCTGGACCCATTGCTGGTTTCCTAGCGAGCGCAGGCCGCCCACGATGGCATCCTCCATACGTCTATTGCCGTCCAGGATCCTCTGCTCGGGATACCACCCGAACCTGTGCTGATTGTCGGATGTATAGGTGTTCGTCCCGGTGTCGTTTGCCGCCGTGCTGAAACCGATCACAGCCCCATCGAATAGCGGAGCGGTGCCCGTGCTCCACCGCAGCGTAAATGCGCCGGGTGCGGCAATGGTCACTCTTCCGGTTGCGCTCCTCGTCACCGTGTAGACCTGTCCACCGGCCGCCGTCATCTTCGTGGCGATCTGTTGGACAAGATCCGTGCCCGCAGCACCGCCGCCCCGGATGAACCAATCCCCGAGAGCGATCGCGGCAGTCAACTCGCCGCCGCCCTCGTCGAATCGAAGGTTCTGTTGAGCCTCCGAGAGGCCGTCGGATACGGTCGCCACGACGGCGACAGGCCAGATGAAACGCGGATCCGCCATCAGGAACGCCGCCGCCGGTTGCGCTCTCGTCCGTATGCCTCCGGCGAGCCTCGGGCCATGCGGCCCATCCCCGTCGCTCCAGTCTCATTGCGGCGCATCACCTCGCCCACCCGCCGAGCCACCTGCTCATCGGTCACCACACGCTCGCCCTCGAAGTTTATGATCACGGAGGACTCCCTCGGTGCCGCTCGCCCACCGCCGCCCGCGAGCCCGCCTGCGCGGAACGTGCCAACAGCACCACCACCGCCCGCGCCGCCACCGCGCCCGCCGCCCGCACCCTCTCTGGACGCCTCACGCTGCACCGCCGTCGCACCATAGACCGCTCCGCCCGCCACCGCTGCAAAGCCCACCGAGGCCGCCGTGTGGAATGCTGCCGAGTCAAAGTCTCTGCGCGCATAGGCGGCATATGCCTCCGCCGCCTGCTCGCCCGCTCGTGCAGCTGCCCATTTTGCGAGTAGGTTGAGCATCAGGGCGAAGAGTTGGAGCATCGCCTGTTGGCCCGTTCGAGAGGTCGCGATCATCTGCGCCGACATCAGGGTATATTGTTCAACCGCCGATGCGATGGAAGCCTTGGTTGCCGCCATTGATTCGATCTGCGCCTGTTTGGCCTTCTCACTGTCAGCGATGAAACGCTGGGTGTTCTTGGCGTTGATCTCTCCGATCGCCTTCGACAAAGCGATCCGCTGCTCGGCCATGTCACGCTCTGACTGGGCCTTGTCCTCTCGTTTCTTTCTCCCGGCCTCAAGACCCGCCAGAATCTGCAACTCCAGTTGTCCCACCTCCACATTCCGCAGAGCCGCCTTATATCTCTCCTCATAGGACTTCTTTACTGCCGCGGCATCTTTCTCGCGTTGTTTCTGTTCCGGCGACTTCCCGCCCGTGATCACCATGCCTTCCGATTCGTTGAAGGCGACCAATCGGCCCTGCGCCTCAAGGATCTTGTCGGCTAGGCTTTTCTGCGCCGCCGCCCATTCCTTCGTCTCCGAGTGTGCCTGATTCGCCAGGCGCACATAATCGCCAGCGGCAACGTTGAACTTCGTTGCGATGATGTGGGCAATGTCAACGTTCGCCTCGTTGAAGCGCTTGACCGTGGTCGTGAAACCCTCCGTCGTCATCGTGCCAGACTGGAGGTTTTTGACGAATGCCTTGACGGCGGCATCGACATCCTCGAACGCGGAGACACCCTTGCGGGTCACGTTGAACCAATCCTCTGAGAACTGTAAGAACGAAAGAAACCAACCAGACTTATCCGTTAGGCTGCCCGCCTCCGTCAGCATCTTTCCGAATGCCTCGGTCACGTCGCCCATGGTGTTTCTAAGGTTCGCCATTCCTTGCTCTATGGGAGAGATCGCCTTGGCCGCCCCACCGAATGCTCCCTCGATCTCCCTCAGGACTAGGGCTTGTTTCTCCTGTAGCGTCATCGCTGCGAGCGTGGACTTGCTCAACCCCTGGAGCTTCGGAAGATAGCGAGACAGAACCGAGATATTGCCGCCCATGGCTCGGGCAACGAGCCGCGACGCGCTCTCAAGCGACATGCCCAACGCCGTCGCGATGTCCTGCGTGGCGCTAACACCCTTCAGCGCTGCATCGTAGTCGCCCGTCAGCTGAACGAGCGTCGTCAACACGCTCTTGGTCTGGTCGTCTCCGAACTCCGTGCTTGCCTGTTGAGCCGCAGCGAACTTATTGATCTCGCCCCTGACAGAGTTATACGAGACTCCGATCTTCTCAAGCGCAAGCGCAAGCCGTCGATTGACCGATTCCTGCTTTGCAGAGAGAGAGACAGCCTTGGCAGCGAAAGCCAGGAACGCACCGCCCGCCGCCGCCGCCAATAGCGAAGCATTCCGCAACTTCGCCATGCTGTTAGCAAGCCCGCCGACCGATCCCTTGACCTTTCGGATCGCAGCACTCGCCCGATCCTTCGCACGGATCTCTGCCCGGAGAACGTCAGCGCTAACAGCCATTGATTGCCCTCCTAACGAATCTTGAGACGTGCCCGACCGCTACCACCTAAACCGGCCTCTCGTGTCTTTGCGTCCCGCTCCGCTGCCTTCCTCGCCGTCATTGTGACCTGTGTCGAAAGGCACTCCATGGCCTCCAGATAAACGTTCGGCTGATCGCCCACGCCTCCGGCGAGGAGTAGGTGTCCGTTCTCGTAGTGGCGCCACAGGCGCACCCAGACGAAGACATCCGGCGGGAACTCCTCGAGTCTCGTTGCTAATTCTGGGTGGACGCCTCCGCCGAACTCGGCTCGGGTGACCTCGTCGTCGAGGTCGCGCCACCGAGCGAGGAACTCGGCAGCGCGTCGGAGTTTCCCGACTCTTCCTCCGTCAGCCTCGCCCCGTCCAGAATTGAGTCCGCGACCTCGTAGAGATCCTCTTGCGTGAAGATCGCCAGGAACTCCAGCCGATCCGAGTCACGAGACGAACGCATCGCTGGTGCCCCGTTGCCGCCCGCTCCCTCGTCATAGACCTGCTCTCCCGGCTTCGGGTAGCACAAGGGCTTACCCGCTGGGCCCGGCCCCGCAACGTCCGTCAGGAACCGCAGCAACGCCCGGATCCCATTCCCCTGCGAGTTGCTGACCCAGCGCGTGTTGATGTCCTCAACGCCAGGCGCACCTCCGCCCGCGTTCTCGCTGGAACCCTCGACCTTGAGATAACCGGCCTGGGATTCAAACTCAGCAATGTCTAGGGGAGTCGGGTGGCGGTAGTGCCAGACCACCTGATCGGAGGGAGGAAGATTGCGATCAACGGCGAGGACGTAGCGTCCTCCATCTCGGGAGAATTGACGAAAGCGCGGCATGCTGTGCCTCCATGCTAAAAGGACACGCCCGCCCGGAACCGCTTTGCTCTATGCGCTCCCGCGGCGGGCTGAAAGCTCGACCCGAGCAACGGAGCATGTTCCCAATCCAGTTTGGTCGCACTACATCGGGCCGTTGCCCGAGTCGAGTCGAGTCGATAAGTCTAGGTGAAAACCAGTTCTAAGGCGTCGTTTCCGGCGTTACGCCCGATCGAATACGCCATGTCTAGCGTGATGATCCCATTATCCTCTCCGCGGGAGAGGTTCTGAAACTTGATCCCGCCAGTGCCACCGGGACGAGTGATCGTGCAGATATTGCCCGCGGTTGATCCGAACGTCAGAGACCAATGACTCGCAACGGGAGTGTCAACCGTCCAGAAGTTTTCCGTTGCGATGGCGCGCTCTTGGACCCGGAAGGTGCCCGCGGGACTGCAGCGGCCCAGCTCAAAGCCCGCCACGCCAAACGTGGAGCCGAAGTCGCCCACGCGGTGGACCTCACGCTGAAGATCGAGCGTCCAATTCGTGCAGCGAGGCGTGATCCCCGCGTACTGGAACGTCAGCCCTCTACACGGCGCCGGACGCGTCGCGTCGTATGTCGGAGCGGTGATTGCTGCAACGTCGGTCGGCCTCTCGTATAGGCCCGTGAAACTCCACGAGACCTTGGGGAAACTCGAGACCGAAGCATCGATCGAGAAGGTCCCATAAACGCCGTGCACCTGGAACTGGAGGGTCGAGTCTTGGATGTAAAACGTGTTGGACTGATATCCAGCTGCCCCGGCACCAAATGCCGATGTCGGTTGATATGTCACCGAGGTGGCACCCACGATCACCTCGTCCATACCGCACGCCTTGAACAACGGCCCGATCTCCGGTGCCGTGCCCGCAGCCCCAGAGCCCCAGAGCGGCGTCTCGAACGAAACCGTCACGAAGACGCTCCCCTCGACGTGAGCATAGCCGTCTAGGAACGCATCGACGCTCTCGATCTCCGCATCCTCGGAGTTGAAGGTGTAATCGAGGGACCCGATACACCGAACCGCATCAACGCCAGCGGGCGTGGGGTCCGTGCCATATGCCGCCTCGACCTTCGCCAGTAGCGATTGCCTTGCTTGGATCGCCATGCGCTAACCCTCCGACGGCTTTGCAGGTGTTGGCTCGAAGTCCGCAGGCCGAGCCTTGACGGCGTCCGCTTGCGGACTATCAGGATCGATCTCTCGGACTTCATACTCCGCCGATCCATACCGGGCCGGATGCGTCTCCCAGGGGAAGACCCACACCACGGAGCGTTTGCTCTTGCTCTTGCTCTTGCTCTTGCTCATGGCCTCGCCTCGATCTCCATGAACCGCGCCTCAAGAACTGCGCTCTTCACGAGCCCGCCGCCCTCTAGCTCAAACGTCGGACTGTAGTCTGATCGGGCGATATCCACCTGGAACACCGGATCCTCCGCCACGCCCGTCTCCTCGACCCGCTCCGTGAGCACCCGCCGCAGAGCCTCGACCGTGCGAAAGAGGCGACGAGTCAACTCAACCGGGTCGGTGTCCTTGATCACGACGACGCAATCCACCTGATGAGAGATGAACTCGTTGATCGTAAAGATCGGATCGTGGTCGTCCGCTCTCGGGAGCAAGAACAGCGCCGGGTAATTCTGGATCTCAAGCTCGCCCGCCTCTTCAAAGCGCACCGTGACGATGTCGTCAAGCACGAGCGCATGACCGAACTCCGCGGCATCGGCCACGGCATACTCGGCATCTTCGACGTTCAACGCCGCAGGTAGAAACGTATTCACCGCCGTGCGGATCTCAACCAGGACGTCCTCGATCATGCTGGACGCTCCCTAGAGAATGGCCCGCGCTCCCCGGATGCCCACCGTGGCCTCCACGTGCCGCTGGATTACACGGATCCACCCTCGGAAGTCGCCACGGGTCAACGCGATGATCGGCCGCTTCGGGAGCGGGATCCGATCATAGGGCTGCATGCCGCGGCCTTCCTGGTGCTTGATCGCATAGGGAACCCGTGTCCCAAACATCACCGACAGGCGGCGCGGCTCATAGACGTGATCCGGGTGGCCTGTCCTGACGAGTGACGGATAGAGTCGCTCCCGCCCCGCCTCCCAGCGCAGCATCCGATCCAATCCGCCGCCGACTGCGATCTTGATCCGCTTATATACAGGCTCGCTGTTGTAACTCTGCCAAGGTGTCCCGCCCCGCGCGCCCTTCGTCCTATACTGCCCCTTGACGATCTCAACGAACGGCCGGATCCCGCCAGAGAGCAGCGAAGAGTTGCCGCTATGAAGTGCGGCCCATGCCGGGCGCAAGTCCTTCACCCGGTCCTCGGCTAGTCCGAGCTTGGCAATGATCGGCTTGTCCCCTACAAGGCCAACGTCGAAGTCTAAGAGCCTCTCGGCCATCAAAGATCCATGTCCGCCGTGAACGATGGCGTCACAAGGTCGATATCGCCCACCACCGTTGGCGGCGAGTCAGAACTTGATTGGACATGCGTCCGCAGGAATCCGGCTTGCGAGCCTGTCAGCACGTCGGCCAGGACATCCTTGCGCTTTTGCGGGTCTCGGAGCACCTCTAGGCCCTGGGTCCATTCCGTGCGCCACACCGACGCAACACGGCTCGTGTCTCCTCGACCTGTAAAGGCCCGCGCTACGTGAGCAGCTGTGCCAACGAGAACGAGATCCTGGAGCCAGTTGAAGGCGATCGGCTCGCCCACAACGTCAATGCCCGCAGGCGCCACACCGACCGATGTCAAGATCCCGCTGACCGTTGCCGCCTTCTTGGTGATGATGGCAGCGACCGCCGTGTTCGTCGGGTTCGAGTTCGCGTCGAAGGTATAGCCGGGGAAGTACTGCTGCTGAAGCAGCACGGCAGTCGAACTGAACTCATTGATCGGCAAGGGCTGCCCTCTTCGTTAGTCGTTCACGGAGTTCGCTAGCTCGCGCCAAGATGTCCCGTCGTTGACGAGTGTCAACGTCTCATCATCGGCAGATACGTTGTTCGCACCGAGGAGATCGATCGTATTCGCTGCGCCCAAGTTGTTGTCGACATAGGTGCAATGAGCATCGACATGTATGAGCACTAGAATCTGACCCGAGATCCCGCCGGTGATCGTCGTTATAGAATTCCCGCCACCGTCGCAGTCAATCGTCATCACGTTTGTCGTGACAGCGAAGGTCGCGACACCGGCCGCCAATGCGGCAGGCGCCGCGTGGGTCGTGCCGAAAACGTCGTTGATGCCAATCCCTGCACCTGACGGACTCGACAGGACTGGGATGGGACCATCAAGATCGATCCGCATGTCGGTGTTTGCTAAACCACCGGCACCGATAAAGTCGATCATGTCGTCGGTGTCGTTATTGATCGATTCGGCATTCGGCAGGGTAAGCGAACCGTTCCAAATTTTCGGCCGGATCAACCGATCGACGTAGGTGGGCGCAGCCTCAAGGACCGACGGCCCAACCCACACGGAAAGCGCGACGAGGAGGCCCGTCAAGACGAGGCCAACGATTGTACGAATGCGGGTCATGATCTGTGCTCCGTGTCTAGCTTTTCGCCGACTTGCGCGTGCGCCGATAGCGGTTGGCCTTCTCTTTGTCCTCTTCGTCCTGGCGGTCGGCCACCACCGACGGTCCAGCCTCCCGAGCTTGCTTGACCGCCTTAGAAGTCTCCTCGACCATCCGACGCTCAAAGAACCGATCGATCGCAACCTTCATCTCGTCCGACAGCACCCGCTCTGGGTTGATCTCGCTCGGCCGCTTATATTCAACGAGCGGCTCCTTGCCCTCTGCTGGTGCGGCGTGGCCCGCCTGGACCTCGACGCTAGCAGGGAAAAGGGAATGATTCCGCTCTCCGATCTCAACCGGCAGCACGTCACCGGGATGGTAGACGACACCCTTCGCAGCATGCAGCACGCCGACTCCACGAGGGCCGCCGTTCCAGACGTAGTGCCGATCCTGGAGTGCAACCGGCTCGGCCGCGATCGAGTAACCGTCCCGGATCTCGATCGCGTGTGGCGCCACGTCGAAGACGTGACGACCAAGATCGCGCGGCAAGACTGCGCCGGGACGATAGAACTTCTCAGCGTCCAGGTGCAGCATTCCCACACCTCTCCAGACGTAGTGAGTCTCACGACCCGTCAACGGATTCGATGCCACTGGTTCCTCCTCATGCTTTAGAAGGTGTTTACGGTTTGCCAGCCTGCGACAGGGACGCGTCATGCGGACGCTTGCCCGCCCGCTTCTCTACGCAGTCGGGATGCGCCTTGCCGTATTCGGCAGGAACGACCATCCCCGCGAGATAATAACGCCCGCCAACGCACAAGGAACCACGAACCCACACATAGTGTGAACCCTTCGGTTCCTTGGGCGTTGGTGCTGCTTTATCAGCCATTATGCGGCGCAGTTGATCAGAAGGTGACCCTGATCCGGGTCAACGACCACCTCATCCCGATTCTCTCGGACACGAACGACATCCGACAGGATGCCCTCATCCCGATAGGTCTCAACGACCGTCGGAGATCCGCCGCTGGTACTTGCAAACTGCGCGAACGCTCCCGGCGAACCGTCGCCCTCGGCGCCTTCGCCCTTGCTGTAGAAAAGCGCGTTGTCAGCCCACGTGAACCCAGCAACCTCGGTTGCGCCCTCTCGCGACGTCACACGGACCGAACGACCGATCATCAGCGTCTCAACCTCGAACGCCTCCCGCAGATTCGCTGCGAGTTGGAGCTCGGTGAGTTGCCCCACGCGCTGGGCGTCAGGCATCAAGGACTGAAGATCGCCATTCTGAACCGCAACACGGAAGGTGTCATAGCCCAGGATCGCGGCGTTGGCATCCTGCCCGGAGTTGAGCAGAACGTTCCGCTTACATGTCCAGATATTGCCGAGAGCGTCGCCTGCGGCGGCGTCCCATTCGGAACCACCCGCTATTGTCGTCTCGGACGTCCAGACACCAGTGACGAAACAGGCAGCCGCAACGCGGACCTCACGGCGAACCATGATCTCCCGCATGCCTCGGATCGTCGCCAACCGCGACAACTGCATGGGAGTCTGAGACTCCGCCGCCAAGTCGTCGTCGATCGGGATCTCAACTCCGAAGGACTGCGTTCGGAACGTCGCCGTTGCTAGACCGAACGACAGACGCTCGAACGGTGCACCTGGTGCCCGCTCGATGTCCTGGTTCCCGAATGTACGGAAGCCGTCGGTAGCACGGAAAAACGTGCCGCTGCTCTCCCCTTCCCGGTAGTCGGGGGGGAATGCGATATCGGCAATGAATGCCGTTTCTCTCTGCGCCTGAACGACCATCCATCTTGTGAGGACTGGATCGACCGGGCGCACCGCTGCGCGAGATACTCCTGCGGGCATTGTTCTGCTCCTTGTTTGTCAGGGCGCGAGGCCCGCTGTTTAACCTTACGGGTTGCCGTCGTGGTTCTGCTGGAATCCGGCGACCATCACATCAACCAGGTCTCCCGCCACAGTCGCCGCCTGAAGGGCAACCGCGCAGACTATATCAGCGGCGGAGGCGACCGGCTCAAGTTGAGCATCGGCCGCCGCCGTCAGTCGGTCGCCCTCGTTGAAGACGGCCCCGGCTTGACCGCGGGTGACCCTGCCCGTCATCGCGACGAGGCAAGCGTCTCCGGCAGCGCGTCCGCCATCCTCAAGGATGCCGATCGCGTCGGTGCCAGGGTGACCCGAAAGCACGATGTCACCGTTACCGTCGAGCGCTACAACGAGCCCGACATTGGCGGCGGCTGACAGATTCGTTGCTGCCGCGGCAGAGAACGTCTTGGACGGTCCGTGAAAAGTTGCCATTCTGAATGCTCCTCAATCTTCGTTGCGTCGAGCCTTGGTGCTAACTCGCCCTCGGCATGGTGATCACGTTGCCGCCGTAGTGGCGAGACTCTGCATTGCGGCCCTCGTCGGTGTCCCTGACGGCATCCCATGCCGTGGCATAGTCAACGTCCCGGCCCTCGGCCTGCTCCGCCGCCTGATACGACAGGATCAAGGAGTCGAGCGTCTTGGGCGCATCGTCGGCAACCATGGCCGCCGGAGCAGCTGCGCTGCGTGTGCCGGAACCGCCCAGATTGATCGTCTCGGGTAGCGACTGAATGAACGCCTCCGTCCCATCGGCATCCTTGAGTGCCTGCGAGAGGAGCCAAGGCCGCTGCGACGGAGTGACCCGCGTCGGGTAGCGATCCAGCAATGCCTCGGCGGAGTGCCGTTGCTTCTCCAATTCGGCGCCCTGTAGCTTCGCTGACAACGCCTGGATCTCCGACTTCGACGCCTGGAGGTCCGCAGCGAGAGTATTGACGTGGAGCCGCAAGGCGTCGTCCTGGCCCTGGCCGAGAGCGAGCGCTTGCACGTCCTCAACGGCGACCTTTTCGCCTGCGGCATCCAGCAAGGCGAGAGCCTTGGTTACCTCGTCGGCGGTGCGCTCGCCGATTGCCTCCAACAATGGAGCCAGTTTTTCCAGCATGGCCTGTGCCTCGGCCACGTTCTCGTCGACAGGGATCATCGTGCCTTTGTCGGCCATTGTCTTAGTCTCCTCATTCGTGTCGTCGGCAGGATGAAACAGCAACCCGCCACGGGCGATATCTTCGACTTGGAGCCGTCCGTTACGCTCAACGACTGACGCCCCGTAGTATTCGTTTGTCCGATTGTTGCGGACAATCACGCTCGTGATGTCCTCTGCGATCTGGACAAGGCTGACCGGCTCATCAGCCTCGCCGCCCTCTTCGACCTCTCCGAACTTGCCCGCCCTCGCCAGGTCGGCAATAGCCGCATGAATCATCGTCGCCACGTTCGGCGCGTCCGTATCAAGCGCAACCGCCAACGTCTGCCACGACTTCGAGGCCGCAATGGCCTCCATGCCGCCGAGTTGCGGCCGAGCCGTCAGCGCTACCGCTAGGATGGCAGGACCCTCAATCCATTCGCCTGACTCGAAGTCCAGATAATGCGAGTGAATCTCCGGGCTCGTCTTGTGGAAGTCGCCGCCCTTCAGAAACGATGCCGCCCGGTCGGTGAACTCGCCCAAGGCCCAGATCCCGTCACCCGACCTGTGCTCCATCTCAAGGACAAGCCCGGCCTTCCCTGTCGCCTCGGGACTGCCCCCACGGATCGAGCCGTGGTTGTAATCGAATATCGTATCGTGACCGTGATCGCGCCGATGCTGGAAGACCGACACGATCTGAGAGGCTCGTCCGTCCGTCAGCTCATAGGGCTCGTCATAGCCTTCGACCGGCTGGATCCCGATCTTTGCGATCTGGAGCCAACGCCGGAAGGGCACATCTGACTCGCCTGTCTGGGCCGAGGCGTCCTCCGCACGATCCAACAGGAACGGGATCGGCTGTCCAGCGAAGGACAGGCACAGCGCAGCATCGCCCACGGCCTCCTCGAACTCGATCACCTCATACTCGTGATCGTCTAGCCACGTCTTCGCCTCGTCTGCCGAGAACTTGTCCGAGGCAAACCGGATCGCCTGCAACTCCACGACCTCGCCGCCGTCCTCGTCGTCCTTCACCCCGTAGATCAGGTCTACGCCGGGACCTCCCGCCGCGTTATCCCGGCGGAAGCGCTTAAAGCCTCCCGGAGAGGCAAGCCGCGCTGCGTGTTCGTTAGCAAATGGCATAGAACCTCATTATTCGACCATGCCGGACGTGCCCTTTGATCCCACAAATACGAAGATACACCGACACCGCCCCCGCCCATCACAACTCTGATAGGGAGGCTTGAGCCGGAGATACTCCGCCGATCCATAGGGGAACTCTTGCCCGTCCTCGTCTCTGCATGGTCCACACGATGCCTCGTCGAGCACCGATGAAAACATCACATAATCAACGTCTTCGATGCCCTGGGCCTCGAGTGCTGCCTGCGAGGCCGTCTCCCTCGCCTGTGCAATCACCGCAGCCGTGGGCGATGCGGCGTGCTTCCGGTAGAAGGCAGAGGCACGCACCGCAACTCGGTCCAGGTCAGACACCGCAGCCGCCGCAGCCTCGGCACCTAGCGTCGCCGCCCTGGCACCTGCGTCCCGCGCACCGAGCAACACCTCATCAATGAGCCGAACTGCCGTCAGCATGGCCTGGGCCTCTGCGATGGCGTCCATGGATTCGACCGCAATGGCCCGAACCGGGATCGGCACCCTAGAGCGGCGGCCCTTGCCGATCTTCTGGCCCTTCTGGAGTCCGCCCTTCGTGAGTTGGCGGTTGACCTCGTCCGTCGTGAGCTTGGTCGTCTGCTTGCCAACCTTGTCCAGGTACGACGCCACCGCCGAGCGTACCGCAAGCCGTGTCCCAATCGACGCCTGAACCTCTGCGATCTCCGTGACCTGTATCGCAAGCTCAGCGTCCGAACTGATGATCGATCGGATCCGCTTGGCAACGTCAGCCCCAAGAGCCTCCAGAGCACCGGACACCGCCGACTCAAAGTCAGCCCCGCCTTCGTCGAAGATCCGACCGAGTGCCGCATATGCTACGCAGACCTCGGGTCCTTGCAGCTGACGTCTCGTTTGTATCCGCTCGCCGTTGCCGTCTAACTCCATGAACAACGGCCCGCCTAGCGCCATCGGCACCGCCGCCGTCTCGTCCTCGTCCGTCTCTGTGCCCTCGGCGCCGCCCGAATCCTGCGAGGGATTCACCATGCCCGGTTCGGAATCCTGATCCGTCTGCATCTCCATCGGAGACAGATCCGCCAGTCGCCGGACGTGGTTTGCATCGTCGTCCGTCCACCGGCCGAGCGCCCCAGCCTGGAACGCCGTGATGATCGACCCGATCGCCTTGCTCACGTCCACGTCGGACAGGCGGCCGATCCTGAACATCGGATAGCGTCCCTGAGGTTGCGGACCCCAGTTGAAGTCCACAAGCCTCTGAATCGGACCGCTCACCGTCAGGCCGCCGCGGGCATTCATCACGTCCTCGACGTAATCCGCCTCCGAGCGCAACGCACCGAGGAAGTTTGACCGTAGCTCTTTCGCTAGGGCCTGCGTCCCGCTCGGCGTCAGGCCCAGTTGCAGGAACGTCGCCATGAAAGCGGACACCATCTGCTGATCCAGGTAGTCCAACCACCGGACCCGATCCCCGATCGGAATCTGCGGGAACTCGAACTCCATCGTCACGCCGAACGGAAGCGCAGCGAAGGCGTCCTCATTCGTCCGCCAGTTGATCGCCGTCTCCTCGATGAGGTCCAGATCCCGATCGCGCCAATCGCCCGGCGTTTCCTTGCTGAACTTCATGTAGCCGTGACCGGCTCGTTCGATGTCGATCGTCGTGCCGCGTAAAACCTGCCGTTTTGCCGTCCAGAACGTGAAGGCAGGCCGCAAGAGCGAAACGCCCTCAAAGTTGTTGCCCTCTTGGTTGCGGACGAAAAGCGTCAGGTTACGGGCATCGAGTTCGTATGTCTTCCAGTCCGAGCCACCGAACGGCGCCCGAAACTCGACGCCCTTGAGCTTGTCCGTGGCCTCGTCCACGAGCCATCGCTGGACCGTGGTCTGCAAGCGCGGCTCGAACGCCTCCCAAGATACTCGCCCGTCCGGTTGCTTGCGGTAGACCTCCTCGAAGGCGGCGAACCCAAAGTCCAGATAGGTCAGCAACTCTCGATAAAAGCGGCGAGGGCCGCCGTCGAGTCCATGAAGCGACGCCTCAACGAACTCGGTGATCTCAATCTCGGTATCATCGGCGTCGTCCGGCGGGACGATCCTGATCTCTGCTCCGAGGATCGGCGCTTTGACCGACGCCAGAAGGGCCGCCAGTTTCGGATCCTGGCGGCGCATCTTGTCGAAGACGCCGGGCTCGCTGGGTGTGCCGCGTGCCAGGTCATGCCGTAGCTTCCGGTTTTCCTCGACGCCAGCGATCACGCCATGGGCAATATACGTCCCGGCGACACCCTGCCTCGTCGTTTTCTGCTTCGCCACCGCAGCCTCCGCGGGGCCTCGTTGCGCTCTTTGTCCAGTGTGCCCGAATCCTGCGAGGTTCCCGACACGCGGTCAAGCGGCGAACATCACCTGCCGTCAACCTGCGGGACACCTCGCCCGCTTGCACACTAGCGCAGCCCTCATTCTACTTGCGCGAGCCCTCGTTGCCTTTCCTCGCCGCGTTCGCAGGTATCGCCAAACAGACTGACCGACGATTGAACGTTGAGGCCCGGAACCATGGCTCTCGATGTGCCCGCCAGCGATCAACCGATAGACGGTGAACCTGGAGACGTCCATGATGGCCGCGACCTCTGGCACCCTATAGGACGCCTTCGGCGGCGGAGTCTTGCGGCTTCTCAAGAGACGATCCTGGAGCGATGGATCCGGCCGGTGCCGATCCCGTTGCGCTGACCGCCTTGGATTTTCTTCTCGATGCTGTCGGCAAGGTTGCGAAGGATCATCGGCATCGACGCCGCCAGCGCGCAGCACTCGGCCTCCATAATCTCTTCGGCGTACTGTTGCGGCTCCGAGTCCACGCCAACGGCGTGCAGTATCACCCGCGGCTTGACCTTCCGCTGAAACACGCCCGGCAGTTGATAGAGCAGGGCGCCATCTCCCGAGAGCGTCAGAGCACCTCGGGCCATCGGCAAGCCCGCCTCGCGCATCGCCTCGGCCAGCCTGTCCACGAGGAGGGCGCCCCGCAGTTTCATCCGGCGCTCCAGGTCAACGATCTCGATCTGGGAGAGCGGACTCCCCGAGGCAAGGTCAGCAGCTGCTCGCTGTTCCTTCATCTTGTGATCTCCTCCCTATCCCTCACGATCTCTGCCGACTGCATCCGTAGCGCCGAGCGCAACCGGGACAACGACCGGCGGATCAACCGCTCTGCCCGCTTCTCTGCCGCTGACGTATCGTCCCAACCAAGACCAAGTGCCACCTGACGATAACTGCGCTCCTCGATCTCCCGGAGGTGCAACGCCTTTCGCTCCGTCAGCGTCAACTTTGCTCGTCGCATGATCCCCGAGGCACGGGCCACGCGAAGGCCCGTCTCTTGGACAGCGTTAGGGATCGCCTGCCCGCCGTTGACCCTCCCCGCGATCCTCTCGTAGTCGATGCCCTGCATGTCCATGATCGAACCGTTGGCGCTAGCGCCACGCACGACAGCACGAACACCGAGGAAGTCTGCTCTCTGGATCACGTCGCGCAGTACCTTGTCGATGATGGAGGCCATGTCCGCCTTGTGCTTCCGACGCCGAGCGGAGACGGAGGCCGACAACAGCAAGCGCTCCTCGATGTCCGAGATCCGGCGGACGGCGATGCCGTGATGCTCTGCGATCCCGATGTCGGTCTGCACGTCGGGATCGTCGGGGCGACAAGCCCACACCTCGGACGCCCTAGCAACGAGCCAGGGACCGGGGCTCCAGTTCGGACCCATCGGCCCGCCGTCGCCTTGCCGACGCGGTGCTATGTCTCCCAGAATGCGACGCACTCGGGACATCTGCGACGAGGCGACGCCATGCCGGAACGATCGGGCCGGATGCAGCAACCCAGCACCCTCGACCATCAGAGAGGCAAGCGCGGCGTTGTCCTCTGGACCCGGAGCACGACTGACCGGGTGGGCTATGTAAACCGTCACCTGAGCGCAGCCTGCATCGCCTCGGAGAACTCACGGACCGACTTCGGCGGCATGCTTCCGCTCCCAGAGGACGCCATCGATCCATCGTAGACACCGAGGCATCGGGCGAACCGAGACTCGATCTCGTCCTCGCCCGTGTATGCAGACTCCGTGAAAACCTCGCCCCGCATTGTCGCGAGCCAGTACGCATCCAGGTATTCGACGAAGCTCGAAGTCTGCCGGTCGTCAGACAGATCCCGCCACGCATCGACGGTTAGCGGCACGAGGCGTGCGCCTTTCGGCACATCTCAACAGTGCCGTCGGACCTCTGGCACGCCCAGCCATGCCGAGACTCGCTCTCGATGATCTCGCCGGGGCAGTTCTCAAGACTCGAGGAGATCGCAAAGTCTTCGCAGACGAAGCACGACGCCGGACGAAACGGCACAGCCTGACCGCCACCGCCACCGACGGCGCAGGCTCCTAGCGCCAACCCCGCAAACAACACCACAATCATCGCTCGCATTGCATCCCTCAAAACAAGTCATCAAACCGGGCGGAGCCATTGCGGTGACCGTTGCGACGACGCCTCGGCGGGTCACCATCGCCCTCCCATCCTCCGTCACCATTCCAGTCAGCGACACGGAGCCGATCCCGGTTCCCGTTGCGGTTGCCGTTCCCGTTGCGGTGCTTGTCCGGCATGCGGCCCGACCCGTGAGAGAGAGCGTCTTTTAGCATGTGCAGCGCGTCCGGGAAGTCGTCATGGTCGACGGTCGAGCCATCCTCTCGCAGCGCCAAGAGTTGATCAAGAGCGGATCCCGCCATGCAGCGATGCAACACGATCCGCCCCGATCGGAGGAGAGGTTGCAACGACTGGAGACGGGCATGCTTGTCCGTGCTCGGCTTGAAGTCCTCAACGGCCATCGGGAGGCCGCGCCGCTGCACCTCGGCCAACAAAGGCGCCGCAAGCAACTCAAAGCCACCGACAGCCTCCACCCGCAGCATCTCGGCGCCGATGGCCTCGGCCATGTCCACCGCACGCGGAACGATCTGATCCGGCTTCATCCGGGCCACGTCCACGCCTAGCCCGTAGATCGTGCCGTCCTCCGCAAGCCCTCCGCCTACAATCGCCGTGAAATCTCCACCCTGCTTTCCCATGGAGGGATCCACGACCACAGCCCGAAACCCAAGACTCCCCGCCTCGCTGCCGTGCCAAGAGCCCTCACGTGGCCGCCAGTCGTCCGTCTCGTCGTCGTTCCACCATGAAAGCTCATCGGCGTACACTAAAGCATCCTCGCCCGACCGCGGATCGTTCTGCTTCTCCGAGCCGTGAGCACCTGGCCCGTTGACGACGAGAAACTCCATGTTCGAGTACAAGTCATCGCCAGCCCAGAGCACCTCTGCGCCCTTGTCCATGGCCGCACGGTGGCCCTCGTAGAACGCCCGAGCCTCGGCATGGCCCGGCGTATCGTCTGCCGAGTAGATGTCCTCCCAATGCCTCCAGAGGCCGTCGCGCTCGTCCGGCCACCGCTCGACCGCTCGGTAGGTGTGCCCGTTCCAGCCGACGGCGTCCTGGGCGAGCCACGCGATCACGGCGTCGGTGTCAACCCTCGTTCCGAAGGCGAGGACGTGCATGGGACGGGCGGTGTCGGACAAACCCATCAGGGCTCGCTCCAACCATCGGCGCAGCTTGACACGGGCCTGCCGGGAGACGGCGTCCTTGTCGAGGTCGTCCACGATGGCGAGCTGCGGCCGGTACGGTCCCCAACGGAGACCACGCATAGCCGTATCGGCGCCGATGGCCTGGACCCTGACGCCTGTCGTTGTAATGAAGTCGCCCCGGTTCCAGTCGGACGTACGAAGATCGCCGTAGACGCCACGGATCTGCCGGTTCGTGGCGAGCACGTCTCGGATCTCCGCTACCTGCTCCTCCGCTAGCCGGTACTTGACCCGCACGACGAGGATGTATCGGATGCCGTACAGGTCGGGCTCCAGGCAGCAAGCAAGTGGCAGGAGGAGGCCTCCGATCACCGACTTGGCATGCCCTCTGGGTGCCTCCCATGCCGTGCGGACTGCACCCGCGGCGCCGGGCAGGGATCGGAGCGTGGCGAAGATGGCCTCATGGAACGCCGAGGAGCCTCGTGCCTGGTCGAAGTAGTCGGGGAGCGCCTCGTAGGCCAGCGTCTTGATGTCCTTCCACCGAGCCCGACGGACACGACGGAGGAGGGACTCCCTCGCCTGCGGCGGCAGTTCTGCGATCTGGTCGGTGAGTTCTCCGAGGGACGGGGCGGTGCGTTCAGTCTCCAAGGGCGCCCGATCCTGGGTCCACGCCGTGAGCCTCGGCGTACCGTGTCCACCGACGGCGTATCACGTCCACGTAGCGGGGACTGATGTCCATACCCACGCATACGCGGCCGGTCTGGGCGGCTGCGATCAGGGTGGTGCCGGAGCCCAGGAAGGGGTCAAGGATAACATCGCCCTCGTCACTGTACGCCTTGACAAAGAACTCGGGTAGGGCGACGGGGAAGGCCGCTTCATGCTGCTCTCCGTGGTTGGCAGGGTTGTTTGGGATGTCCAGATGGTTGCCGGGGCGCGCCGTCCCGTCCGTGCGTTGCACGTCGCCGCCGTGCCAACCCTGGTTGCCCGTGCGATTCGTCCCGCTAACCCTGCCGCCTTCGTGGAACATCGACGCGCTCTCATGCCCCACCGCCAGCGGATGGAACTTCGGCGCACCTACAGTGAAGTGGTAGACCGGCTCCCACGCGTTCTTGAAGCGGTTGGGCCATGTCCCTGGCAGACCGCGATGCGTCCAGCACAGCTCGTCCACGAACCGCCACCCCCACCGGCGGACGTGGGAGAGCACGAGGTCCATCACGTAGAGCACCCGCTGCCCGTCCTCGCAATGCGCCTTGATGTTGACGAACCAGGAGCCGTCGTCGGCGAGCACGGCCCGTACGTTCGCCTGGACGTCCTCGAACCAGTCGACGTATTGCTCCGCAGGGATCGGCTTGAATCCACTTGACTCGTCGTACTTCCGCTGTGAGGCGTATGGAGGCGAGGTAAACGCCACGTTGACTCGCTCGCCCTGGAGCAGGGAAGCAACCGCTGACCCGGCCCGACAGTCGCCCACCATCACCCGGTGCGGACCCAGCTCGTAGATCTCGCCGAGCTTGCTGTCGGGCTCGCCCTCTTCGTCTAGGGCCGGCACGTCATCCTCATCCACGTCAACCGGCAGACGAGGCAGCGAGTCCTCCAACTCGTCCAGCCGTAGCGACTCGAACAGGACGGCGTCGGCCTCCCGAATGCGCTCCAGGATCGGGCCTACGTCGTCGGTGAACGCCCCGGCGATCTGCGGGTTGTTCGCTGCGACGTTGGCAGCCCGCTCTCTGTCCTCGTCCCAATCGACGATCCGAACGGGGAAGCGCGCACCGTCCGGCGTGACGATGGCGCCGTCTTCGAGCTTCAGCCCGCCGTCGTGATTCTTCTTGAGTCCGGCGACTCGCTGGTGACCTGCAACGAGATGGCCGGTGCGCTCATTCCAGACGATGCCAGCGATGTCTCCGAACTCCGACATGGACACCCGAAGACCGGCGTGAGCAGCGTCAGAGATCGCCCGAGGATTCCACGGGGCGCCCTTCAGATCCTCGACGGTTCGGGGAAAAGCGGCTGGTGTGTCCATTGGTTCACACCTCCTCGACGGCCAGCAAACAACGGCCAGCCGCATCGCCTACACCGGACCTTGACAACCACACTCTCTTACCCATTGGATCTCCCTCGCGCTCGCTTGCCTCCGTAGGATCAAGCACCGTCATCGTCTTCGCCGGGGGTCGTGGGCACACCGATGAGCCCAAGCTCAGCAAGCGCGGCAGCGATCTCCTCGGCATCGGCCCGCGCATTCCCGCTGGACACAAGGGGCGAGCCGCCAGGCCCGGACGCTTCGACACGCGCCGGAGCATCGAGGCCGAGGTAGCGGGCACGTCGATCCATGGCCTTGAAGATCCGATCGATCGATCCTAGATGGCCTTGCCGTACCTGCGGCGAGAGCCGGACGATGATGTCATCGAGGCGTTGCAACTCCATCGTTCGGACCTGCTCGGCGTTCTCGTGTGTCCGTTCTCGGATGTCGGTCAGGGCTTTGACCACGTGGCGGTGTGCGGACTGGCGCGGGATGCCCACCTCCTCTCCGATCTGACGGTAGTTGAGCCCCATCTTGCGGAGTTCGAGGCACTTATCGCGCACCGCCGCCGCTCTACTGTCCTGCGGTTTAGTCCTTGCGGAGCCGTGTTTTCCGGGCATGTCGCAGCCTTATAGCGTCACGTTGACGATAGGGGCGGAGCGGCGTCGTGTCTAGGGTCAGGCTCGAATCGTTGTCAGGATAGGGCCTCGGGGCGAGGTGCTAATTATTTGAAACAAATTCGCCGCGTGGTTTTGCCCGTCTCTGGTCGGGGGGCTAAACTCCGTCGAGTTTTGCCCGACCGTGCCAACTCGTTACAGCACGCGGCTTTGCAACGCGTCGGCCCAGTTTGACGTCAGGCTCGCCTTTCGAGAGTCTTTGCTCTCTGATCCCGTCGCCTGGATTCGTCTTGGTGCCATGCTGCGCCCTCGTCGTCATCGAGTCGTTCGAGCATGACGGCGAGTCCGTGGTATCGGTCTGCCTCTCGGCTGCATGCGTCTGGGCCGAGGCCGTCGTAGTAGTTGTGACTCCTTGGGAATCGGTCGTCCTTGGTGCGCGGCATGTCCCACCTCCTACATGGTAGACGTGGCGTCTGGGCATCGTCTGACAGCCAGCGCAGGACATGGGGGAAGAGGAAAAGCGACGCCGGGCGTGTTCCGTTGAAATAAACCCTTGACTCGTCGGACGTGGCGTCCTATTCTTCGTTTATGGCAAGGAACACCACACTGGAGAACACGATGAGCAACGCAACGAACGCCGCTGATCTAACCCGCATCGCCGACGAGGCCCGAGCCCATTCGATGGCGCTCTATACGCCCTGGAATGAGGCAACGAAGGCGTACAACAACCCGCTCGATCCTCGACCGATCGCCGATCGGATCGCCATCATGAACGCCGCACTCGAGGTCTGGAATGTGGCCCGAGATGCTCGCAGCGTTGCTGAATATAACGAGACCGCCATCGCCCGTGGATGGCCGCTGCGCTAGCCGCGTCGGCTCTCACCTCCCAGAAGGCGGCGCCCAGCTCATCGAGCCCCGCCCGCCTTCTGGGAGTCCTTGATCCGCTTGTCGTTCTCGCTCTGCCATCTCGCAAGATGCGCCTCGAACTCCTCATCAGACCATGCCGCGATCCGGTTGCCATTCTTGGCGGCGCGGTAATGCTTCATAGTTGCAGGCTTTGAGACGACGGCGAGGAGATACGGCACCGCCTCGACGGGATCGCCGTGAAACTTCGCGACGAACCGACCGCCGAGGAGATGCTGGACGGTCCAGGCGACGTATACAGCCGCGTCCTCGATAGTCCGACCCTCCCGCCCGTGCTTGACGAAAAACCGCTTGAGTTCGCCGGACAATGCGCCGTAAAGGGCCTTGGCCTCCCGTGAGCCGGAGGGAGGCAGAGTGAACCCTGACTCATCGAGGGCGGCAGCGATGGGTGTGAGCCAGGTCGTCTTGCCGTTGCGCCTCTTGCTGGGTGACGCGGACCGACTCCGCGGAGAGGGCTTGTCCCTCGGAGCGGAGTCGTACTCCTCTCCGTCTGTCTGTGGGTCGGTCTGTCGGTCTGTCGGTCCATCCACGCGTGACCCATTATCTCCCACGCGTGCCCCCGGCGTGCCCTCTTCGTGGTGCACGCGTGACCCACGTTTGCTTGATCTCCTGCGCGCCTTTTCCGCCTGCGCTCTGCGGTAGGATTCTGCCCGTTCCAGCCAACCGTGGACGATCCAGCGTCCCTCCTCAACGTCAAGGAGCCCTGTTTGCAGAAGGGCGCCCACAAGATCGCCCGCGCTGCCATCCCAGCCGCATGCGAGCGCTACATCATCCGAATCCCACCCATCGAGGTCGCCGTCTGGAGCATCGGCCACGACGGTGCACCAGAGCCCCATGACGAGGCCGCGAGCTTCGAGCAGGTTGACTCCGAGTTTCCTCGTGAGCTTTCGGATTTTCCGATGGTTTGCTGCGGACTCTTCCAATCTGAACCAGGCCATGGGGCGCTCCTTTTGGAGCGTCCACCTCCCCGAATGGCCGCCCCGCTCATTGTAAATCGGCTGGCTCGGGCCCGTGAACCCATGAGCGGAACGAACAGCCCACGAGCCCCGAGCCTAGCCTACCCCGGAGATCAACCGAGGCCCGGCGATATTGGTCGTCTTCCGGCCGTCGTGTCAACCCGGCAACGTCAACCGGCCGAGCGTAAACCGTTCAAACAAAAAGTTGAACGTTACCCCGCCATGCGCTACCGTATGCGGCAAGCCACATTCATCGAGGACGCCCATGAAACGGCCCGCACGGCAAGCAAAACGAGAGGCATTCGGCCGCCGGTTGAGAGACGCCAGAGAGGCCCAAGGGATGCGGGTGAGCCAAGCTCGTGATCAGCTGCTTGTTGACCATGGGATCTCCGTCGTCGTGTCAACTTGGTGGCATTGGGAAAACGGCGTTTCCGAGCCCTCGGCAACCCTCCTGCCGTCCGTTGCCGCAGTCGTCGGCGTGGCGCCCATGGATCTCCTCACCGAGGCCGAGGGCGCATGAACACCGCCGAAAGGATCGAGGCGTCGTGGATACACCTGCGACGAGTCCTCGATCTGACAGATAGCGCCCAGACGCTAGTGACCGAGCATCTCCGAGAGGCCGCGCACATCGGCCGACTGGAAGGATACCGAAACGGATTCGCCAAGGCCGATGCGCTGTCGTGCTCGGCGTGCGGATTCACAATGACGAAGGGAACCGACGATGAGCATCGACGAGACCGCGTGGACCTGGGTTGACGACCTAGCACAAGACTCCGAAGACCTGGACAGCCTGTCCGACGATAGCCCGGCGGAGCCGGACACGACGACGACTGCCGCCCCTTGGTGGTGGACCGAAGGGGATCGCCTTGGTATCGACGAAGGGACAACGGCATGAGCCTCACCGCAGCCTATACCAAAGGCAGGCACCCGACCGTTGCTCTCGACATCGAGACCGGACCCGACCCGGATGCCCTCGAGTGGCTACTCGCTGATCCGCCAGCCTTCAGCCCGCCCAAGCATTACAAGGATCCGCAGAAGATAGCCGACCACGTGGCGGCGAAGCGGGACGAATGGCTGCGGAAGACCAAGGCCGAGGCGTCGCTTGACCCGCTGACCGGCATGGTCGTCTCGATCGCATTCGCACAGTCCGGCGGGAGTCACGCCATGGCGACGACGATCAGCGATTCGGGGAGCGAGCGCTTGCTGATCCAGTCCGCATTCGAGGTGCTCTCAGACATTCGCTGCGTCGTGACCTTCAACGGCACCGAGTTCGATCTCCCATTCCTGCTCATCCGAGCCGCCAGGTACGGGATCACGCTGCCGCATTGGATCAAAGACGGCATGCGGCGATACAGCACGATCCCGCATTGCGATGTCCGCGGCGTCCTGTCCGCCTGGAATCCGAGGCGTAGGGGCACGCTCGCCGTCTGGTATCGGCACCTGTTCGGAGAGGTCCCGCCCGTCGTGGAATACGAGGGCGAAGAGGTCAACGGCGCCATGGTTGCGAGGTTGATCGCAGAACAGGCATGGGACGTCCTGGCCGAGTACAACGCCGCCGACGCCGGGGCAACGCTGCGGATCTATTCACGACTGGACGAGATTGGCGCAATCAAAGCGAGGGAGCAACGATGAGCAACAAATTCGCAATGACTGACTACGTGGACGTTGCCACCCGCCTCGTCGAGTTCAGAGAGAAGCACCCTGAGGGATCACTTCAGCCCGCCATCCTCGACGCCCCGTATGTCATCGAGATAATCGGAGACTTGACGTTCGTCGTCTACACCGCCGCCGCATACCGGACGCCGGATGACCCGAGACCTGGGATCGGTTGCGCGTGGGAACCGTTCCCCGGCCGCACGCCCTACACCAAGAATAGCGAACTCATGAACGCCGAGACCTCGGCATGGGGAAGGGCGATCCTTGCCGTCCTCGCCGCCGACGCCCGCAAAGGGATCGCCTCGGCCGAAGAGGTCCGCAACCGGGCCGCAGAGCCTACGAGTGCCCCGAGAGCCCGCCCGCAGGGCAATAGGCGTCCTGCGCCGCAGGATGCCCCCAACGGAGACCCGAGGCCAAGCCCCCCATGCGACAAGTGCGGAGGATCTTCCGAGCCCAATCCGGCCCATGCCAAGAACGACCGAGCACCAGAGTTTCGATGCACCGGATCGTGTGAAGACGTGCTGTCAGACGGTCGCGCCTTCCGACACGGGATCAGTTATGCCACGGAAGGCCAGATCAGGGCATCGGGCGCCGCACTCGGAGAATGGGCAACGGAGGTCGTGGACGCAGGGGAATCGGCCACGACGAAGGAGGCACTTGAGGACAAGATCCGCCCCGTGCTGATCAACGTGCTCGGCCTGCCGGAAACTCGCCGCGCCTGGTCACGGGCGCACGCTTCCAAACTGCTCGACGCATGGGATGGAGACCGGGCCGGTATGATCAAGTGCGCGCTCGACGGCGGCACAGATGACATCACATGGTGAATAGGCCGCCCACGATCCTCGCAATCGATCCCGGCTTTGCCTCGCTGGGCTACAGCGTGATCGATGTCGGTGGAGACGTGCGAGAGTTGGGAGTGCTGCGGACGAGGCCGAGCCCCAAAAAGCGGCGAGTACGATCGGTTGACGACTCGGAGCGCAGGCTGAAAGAACTATTTGAGGCCCTCGATCAGATCCTCCAGTCGCACGATCCGGCCCTCGTCTGTCTTGAGGCTTTCAGCGCTCCGCGTCATGCGTCAGTCGCCGCGAAAATCGCCTTGGTCTATGGAATGCTGCTCACGATGGCCCACCATCGGCAGATCCCGATCCGATCCGTCACGCCGCAGGAGGTGAAGCGGGCTGTCTGTGGCGTTCGGAACGCATCGAAAGAGGCCATCGCGGCAGCCCTGATCCGCCAGTATGGACCCTGCGCCCGAGCTTGGGATCGTGGCCTCGAACGAACGGGCGGATTCCCCGATGGGTGCCTTGTGCATGGCTGGGATGCGCTCGGCGTCGCCCATGCGTGCCACGGTGACGAGTTGGTGCAGACTTTGCGGAGACAGAGCAGATGACCATCGGCATCATGATCCGCCACCTTGCCGA